CAATAAGAAGATATTATCATTAGTGTTATCAGTGATATCAAAGATAATGTAAGAGTAAGAAGATAATGGGAAACCATCAATGATTGGGTTCTCAATATCATTTGTATGAACATTGTCAAATGCTGGGTTAAGTACAAACTTAACATTTGCCAAGAAAGGAATTACATAAGAAGTATATGCAAATCCAAAGTTCAAGTCCATACCTTTACCTGTGATTGCTCCGATATCAGCAGCCTGAATTAATAGACCAGAAGATACAGCTTCTCTTTTGATAGCCTCATTTACCATTCTCATACCACCCATACCAGTTTGTACAACTAGAGAGCGTTTTGGATCTGGACCTTGGAATTCAACTTTACCATTAAAGAAGTTGTAGATTTCTCCACGGAATAAATCTAATGTAAAGTTATTTTTGTTATAGATTCTTTTGAAAGAGTTGTCTAATTGTTTCCAAAGACCCACTGATAATCTAAGATCATCTGGACCATCTTGTTTAACTCTACCACCTTGACCCCACATTAAGTAGGTTTCAATATCTGTAGCAATTTTGCTCAAGTGAGCAGATTCCATAGCAGTTAAGAAAGTTCTTGATAAATCACCATTATCAAATGCTTTTTTAACTTTGTCTTTACCAAGTTTTTTAACCATATCCTCTAGGTTAGCAACAGAAGGATCTTGTAGGTTAGAATCAAATGTTCTCCAGATTTCAGTTACAGGAACTGTTCCATCTGCATTCATTCCACCTTTGATCATTAAGTCAGCTCTAGAAGAGATAGAATAATGAACGTGAGCTTCAGCACCACCAACAAAGTTGTAGAATTCACGGAATCCTGCTCTTGTTTGGATGTCTGAAAATCTTTCGCCATACTCACCTCTAGCAGAACCTTTACGGAATACTTTGGTACCATTGGCTAAATACTTGTTATCCAAGTATTTGAAGTTATCATTGTTTACTAACTGTACAGTATAGATAAAACCATCACCTATAGGAAGAATATCTTCTGCAGTAATGTACATCTCAACACCATTATATTTATCATAAGTGATGATATCACCATGACCAAACTCACGTCTGCTTAATTTGATGCGGAATGTTGTTCCTTCAATACCTTTAAAGTTATTGTCTGGTTCAATGTCCTCAAGGATATAAGGTAGGTCAATGGAAACCGGAGTTTGCCATCTGTACTCTCCACGAGCATTATCAACCATAATTACATTTTTACCACCAAAGCTAGACATTTGATAAAGAGGCATTTCAACCTTTTGAGCCATAGCCCAAAGATCTACTGGACCTAAGTCCATAGGTTGTGCATCTTTTAACATGTTAACCAAGTGATAAGAGTCTACATGTGAACTTGCCGCGTAGGCTGTATCCCGTAGAAAGATACCATTGTTTAAAATTGGAGTTGCCATTTTATTGTTTGTTTTTGTTTGTTACTAAATTAAAAAGTTCTCTTGAACATATTGTTCGGTCTTGATATTGTTTTTTGTTGTGATCTATTGTTAGAAAGAGGTTTTCTTTCTTCATCAGTTTCTCCATTATTAGAAGAACCTGTAAGCTTTCTAGACTCTTCAGTTTTTAATTGCCTAACTGTTTTTTCTACAGCTTGTTTATTTCCTTGTTCTCTTACACGTGCTTTGTATCCATCCGCATCTGCAAGTAACCATAAGGCTTCTGCAATTAAATCATGTCTTGGTTCTACAAACTGATACTTCTCTAACAGATGTCCTAGTAGGTTTGTAGATTTACCAGAGATAGATGAGTAATTAGGTTGTACTAATCCTGTATATAACATACCTTGGATTTTCTTATCTAGTTTAACTCCTCCTATTTCTCCTGTAGCAAGTGTATTATATACATTATCAGTGTATGCTTTTGCTTGCTTTGATTGTTGTTCTTTTTTATGTTCTTGCTCAGCTAATTGTCTTGCAACAATTTCTTCTTGCATTCTATCTAATTTTGGTTTGAACTGTTTAGCTTTTTGTTCTAATTTGTTCATGTCAGCCCAATCTACTATCTCAGCTTCAATTTCTTCTGCTGATCCAAAGTTTGTAGCATGTAAATATTGTCTTGCAATTTCTTCTTGATCTCTTTCATTACTTGGATCAAGTTGTATCATTTCTTCTACATATGCTAGAGTTCTGAATAACCCTTTAAGATCTGTTCCGCCATCTGCTACATATTTAGCTGCAATTTGTAATTCTTCAGGAAGAGATTCAAAAAACTCTCTTGGAACATCTTGCTTAACTTTATTTTCTCTTTCTTGAAAGTTAGCTTCAAATAATTCTCTAAAATCTTTTGCAGTATAATCCTCTAAAGATTTATCATCATCAAAAGGAATAAGACTACCTTCTTCAATCATTTTCTCTGCCAATTCAAAGAGACCAGATTTATCTACCTTAGGTCTTCCTTTAGTTGTAGGATCTTCTTGTTGAGAAATTAATCCATCAAGTTCAGCAATAGTATCTTCTACTTCTGCTTTTTTCTCTGCTGCTTCTTTTCTTTCTGAAGCTGTGCTTACTGTATTATCAAGGAACGTAGTGTCTATATTTTCTTTTGAAAACATAGTTTTTGGTTTTTCATCCTCAGGTAACATTATATTAGCTGCACCTGGATTACCAAATAATTCATCAATGTTTACATCTACTTGACCTACCGTAGTAGAGTCTAGTACCTCTTCATTTAGATTCTGTGCTGGTTCATTCATTGTTGTTGGTTTTTAATTATACTTTTAATATACAAAATAAACTTGATAAATTTAAAATACAGGAAAACTTTTTGGTCATTATATAGCTAACTAGATTTATTTTCCTGCATTTTTATCATATTTATTTTTGTTTTCTTGTGCAATTTGTAGTTGTTTGTTTGCAATCTCTCTCTGTGATTGTATTTTTTCTCTCTCAATTTGGTTCTTTTGAGTATCTAGATTCATTCTATTTACTTCCTTTTCTCTTTGCAAACTTGTTTGTTCTTGGTATTGTTCAGTTGCTCTGATTTCTTTCATTGCATCATTGTAGTCAGACATTTCATTTTTGTTTACATCACTCATAGCTCCATAACCTGCAGCTCTGATTTCAGCAACCAAAATATCTCTTTGTCTATTCTTCTCATCTCTTGCCTCATTAGCATCAATCTCCATTTGTTTTTGTTTTTCTTGAGATTGTATTTGCTCTTGTTGCATTTGTTGTTGTTGTTGCATTTCTTGTTGTTTCTGAGCTTGTTGTTTTTGTTCAGAATCTTTAAGTACAGAAGTAAGTTCTGATACAGTGTCAGATTTAACTATTTTACCTAAGTCAAATATAGATGCTCCTGTAGTATTGTTATTAAGAGCCATTTGTTTTAATTGCTCTAGGATAGCTCTATGGTTTGCTGTGGTTGTACAGAATATGTTTAGATCTCTCATTAGTAATTCTGTTCCATTTACTTCAAAGTTTACCTTCTCATCTGCTGATGTAAGGTAAGTAAGTCTGGCAGATGGTCTATTTGAATTATAATACTGAGCTAAGTCTGTACGCATCTGGTGTACTCTTGGCATTAAGTAATCACAATGTTGTATAAAGAAAGTTTCTGTTTGTGCATATGAAGCACTCATTGCTTGCTCTACACCAGTTGCTGTAGTTTGTGATAACTGTTGTCCCATTCTTTGAGGATTGATTCCAATTACCTCATAAGCTTGTTGTTTAAAGTGAGTTGCTAATTGTATCCTTGACATTAATCTTTCTGTTTGAGAAAGATCTAGTTTCTGAAAATGATTAAAGTTTAATGCATTTTCTGTATTAGAAATAGATGTATCTAGTGGAAGCATTTGGAAATTTTTCATAGCAACATATGCTTTAGCATAATTCCCTTTACCCCAATCTTCTCCTAAAGAGTGTCTTGGTAAGGAGTTCTGATCCAACATTATTACGGTTCCAAGTTCATCAACAAGAATATCAGCTATTTGATTGTTAACTATATTGTATCCTATCTGATACGGTTTCATCAAATCTAGTAATGCAGTTGACTTAGTATTTCTATCAGAAAATACTGCACCTTCTACAGGAAGTTTACAACCATAAAGACTGTTATCTCCTTTAAACTGAAACTTAAGTGGTTTAATATGATTTCTATCTACACCAATATAGATAGGTGAAAAACCTCCTGGATTATTCATACCCCAGAAAGATGGAATATTAGGACCTATTTTAACTCCACCCCATACTTCATTGATCCAGATCCAATCAATATGTTCTCCAAATAAAAGATTCTCTTTGTTTTTGTTTTTAAATAACCTAGTATCATACAAAGGTTTATCTGTTATCTTATAATCCTCAGTTATAATTTCATTTATAACTTCACCAGATTCTAATATTTTAGTTAAGTGTCCTACTTTTCTTTGAGATTTCCAATAGCATGTAGTACAACGTAACAAGTATGCAGTACCTTGATCATAATAATCTTCACCCTCAGATAGGATTTGATTAATAATATCTCCACCATCATATACAGAACCAGCCATCATAGATGTATATTGTCTGTATGCTAATGAAGGCATGTTAGTATTCCATTCATGAGACTTGGTAGCATCATAGAATGTACCATCATTTTGACCACCTATAGTATAACCAGCAGATCTGATAGGGTAAACAGCTTCTAAAGATTCATGTTGTTCTTCAGTAAGCATAAAACCATATCTATCTATTACATCAGCAACTGTAAGCATATCTACTTTACCTACCCAGTTACCTTGTGATATATATCTTGCATCAGGAGACTTATGGTAGAAAGTAACAGGAGGATTCCAAAGTTCTACTTCATAATCATCTTCCATCATTTTCATATGCCAGAACTCTCTATCTGTAATAAGCATATCTCTGAATGCTCTTTCTTCAAGCTCATCCATTCTGAATCTTTCAACATCTACTTTATGTTGATGATCAGCCCATTGTTCTATCATAGATCTGTAATCTTTTTTAAAGAACATTTCTATTTCTGGCAAAGCTTTAAGTTTTTCAGGATTTAATTGTTCTTGTGCTTCTGGAGAATTAGGATCTAAACCTTGTTCTAATAATGCTGCTTGGATTTTCATCTGAGCATCTGCCATAAGAGTATCTTCAACCATCTTTCTTTTTTGCTCCATCATCTCATTATATGAGAACTCATCAATGGCACGGTAAGTAAGTTTAGTTGATCTCTTAGCAAATTCTGCTACAAGTACATTAATTACATTGGGGATAATAGGATAAAACTTAAGTTCTAAAGCTGAAGCATCTTCTCTGGTGAGTACATCTACTATGTCTCTCATCTCATTGTTTTCTTCTACAATATAATCTGTCTTATCTATAATACCTTTTGCAAGTTTATAATTCTTCATCAACTTGCGGGCATTTCTTCTTATCTGTTTAAGACCATTCCACTCCAACCAATCTAAATTCCATGCAGCCCACTCTTCATCTTTATCTTTTTTAGAAAGAAATTGTAAAGGTTGAGTAATACTACCCATCCTATTTTGTGTAGTCTTTGCTCCTTTTTTTAATTGTAGTGCGTTAAATACTTGCATAGTTATTTAATATTTTTAAATGCGGATTTTTTAAACCCTTGACCATTCAATAGTTTACCTATTCCTCCCATATGACGGAAAGGACTGTTATTTAATTTAAACAAATTTTCTGACTTTTGCAAGTTTTTAGCCATATCATCCATGACTACTCTCTTACTATAACCTCTGTTTGCTTGCTGAATTCTCATAAAAGCAACCAATGCACAAAATGAAACTAATCTATCCACATTGACTCCATCAGAGTATGCAGACATTTCTTTAAGTAGCATTATATCTGGTATACGTTCAATACCATATTTAGTTCTTACTATTGTACCATCTGTTTTAGTTTCAACATCTAATTCTTCTTTAGTGTATTCAATACAGTAACTAAGTAAATGAGCTTTAAATAAAGTACCAGTATTCTTCCAACCATATTCTTGATATACTGAAGCATTAGCACCAATATCTTTTAAGAACATGATTTGACTTTTTGGTACTAAGAATCTTTGTTTTTTTCTGGATATCATATACTGAATAAATAAAGAGATGTTATTCTCAATAAGTGTCCAGGCATTATACCATTCAATTATTAATTCTAGTTTTTGGTGAGTTTTGTTTATATCATCATATCTACCGCACCAAGCAGCTACAATCTTATCTTGTTCTATATAAGTTTCTGTCTCTACACCAGTAACTTTTGTTACTTCAACAGGTGCCTTCATGATATATATAGAACACAATGATTCAGATGTAGTAGTCTTACCTTCAGATACAGGGTCAATAGAAGCATAGTACTGACCAAATGTAGGATCAGCTATAGGTCTTTCCCAAACAACTAATACACCTGTCTTATCTTCAGTATTTTTAGTTACTGGAAATTCATTGATTGGTCTTCTATTACTATGTTCAACTCTTACCTTACCATTAGGATCTGGAAATATATCTAAAAATTCATAAGCATATTCTTTATCTTCTATTCTTCTTTGTTGTGCTGCTATAAGATGAGTAGGAAATACAGATACTGTTCTATTTGCAAAAGCTTCCTCAATATTTCTTGGATGCTGAGATATCCTTAACTGGTATGTCTGTGGATCTAATTCTTTTTTCCATTTCTCAAATTGATTATCTAAAGCAATCAAACCTTCTGTTACTTTAGAATTTCCAAATTCATCTATATAAGGTGGCATAGACCATTGCTCAGGAATAAATAAACCTGATATACCTACTGTACCTTTACCATCTATTAAATCAGTCTCTACTGCATATATATCATTTTCAGTTGGATATATAATCATTTTTCTTAAAGGTTCACATTGAGATAAATCACCCACAGAACCTGCAGCTATAAACATACCTGTAGTAATTAAACCAGATCTCATTGCTGGTCTCATGTACTCATATGTTTGATTCATCTTTGGAGCTATACCAGCTTCTTCATGAAAGAAGTATTTTACTGGTCCACCGACACCATTTGTTGGATCTTTCTCAAAAGACATACCTTGTATAGTTCCTTTAAGACCAACTTCATTTTTTCTATCCCCTTTTCTTACCTCAATCTTTTGTTGCCACATCATTACTTTATCTGGTGACATCGGTCTATACCATGCAGTATGTTCATTTAAAAATGCAGCATATTCTTGTAAAAATTTCCAAGAACCTTTTTCATTAATATAATCCTTAAGACTTGCACCAATTTTAAGAGTAACCCCTTCTTCAAACCATTGCTGATTTAATAACTTGGCCATGTGATAATAAGAAGAAGCAATCTGCCTTTTCTTAAGAATAGCAACATGTTTATAATTTAACTCAGCTAATAGTTCATATAGAGTCATATGATACTGTGCATCTCTTATATCTGCAAAACCAAACTGCTGTATTTCCTTATTAAATATAGGTAAGAAGTTTAACCACATATAATACTCACGGGTCATAAACCAGCTGTCACCTTTATCTTTAATTAAAAAACCTTTTCTGCATTTGATTTTTTTATCATCCCAGTAAGTTATAAAGTCTTTAGATTTAAATGGAGCAAGACAATAAACTTTATTTTTTCTAAAACTTCTAGATTCTTGTGTAAATAGTTCTGAAGATGTAGCATTAAAGTTATATTGTCC